GGATAACGAATAACTGTTTGAGTATTATTACCAATTGTTATTTCATTAGATACAGTTGCTGAAGATGCTTGAGCATTATTACCAATAACTAAATTATTAGCACCAGTTGTTAATGTTGATCCAGCACTATAACCCAAACCTGTATTGCCATTGGCAGTAGTATTTCTAAGTGCTTGATACCCCAAGGCCGTATTATTACTATTGGTATTATTAGCAAATAATGCACCTGATCCAACAGCAGTATTCAAACTACCAGTTGTGTTTGTCTGCATGGTTTGGTAACCGATGCCCACATTATTTGCACCAGATGAGGTAAATACAAGAGAATTATAGCCAAATGCAGTATTAAAACTACCTGTGCAAGATAAAAGTGATTGATAACCAAATGCTGAATTACTAGCTCCAGTCAAATTATTATATAAAGCAATATATCCAAAACTACTGTTATAGTTGCCAGTTGTGTTTTTAAATGATGCTTGGTAGCCATATGAAGCGTTATAAGCACCAGTTGTATTTGCATTCAATGCTTGATAACCAGTTGCAGTATTTGAAGCAACTGCACTTGCACCTTTGCCTACAGTTAAACCAGCTATTGACGCATCATTAGTAGAAGTAACACTTAAAAAACTTGCTGCACGACCAGCAGTTAAATTAGCAACAGATACTTGTTTTGTTGTAGATCCTTGGACAATAGGTAATACTTCCGTACCATCTAAAGGGGTTGTTGATGCTGGTAAACCACTAATCTTTGTATCAGCCATAATAATTCCTTAAACTAAAATAAATGAGCCATCTTCTTGAACTAAATTATCACCTGATTCAGTAAGCAGTTTATCCGCTACTGGTGCTGAAGTTTTACGCCTTGCCATAAAAGTAGCAATATTACTAATACCAACGGCTACGCCAACACGGTCGCCAATGCCCCAACTCATCGAATATTAATCGGTTTAGCGTATGCTATACCGGCAGTAGAGATTTGCAGAACACTCACACTCCACGGTGCGCCTGATCCTGTTTGCGGCGCGCGAAACGGAATCGGTGTGTAAGCAGGTACTGGTGTGCTTGCACTTGTAGCCGTTACCCCAACACCGACAGCCACATAGCAGTCTTGCGTAGACCACACTAATACACCTTGCGGTCCAGGTTTCCAAGTAGCGATTGTTGCTGCCGTACCGCTTGTGGAAGCCGAACCTGCTGGGTATTCAGCGTCTACTAAAGGATGTAATAATTCCATGTTTGTTCCTTATGCTAAAAAGCGTAATTTATACAGCGTTCTTAAATACAACTCCACAATATTGTCGATTAACTGTTGAAGTGGTGTATCTGTCTTATCACACACATCATATCTGACAGATTCGATTTCAGCAAGTTGTCCTTCTAAAAATTCAATCACATTACTTGTTTTCTTAGCAGACATCAAACTGATTGGGCCAATCAAACCATAACGACCTTGATAAGTTTCAGCAAAATCGTCTGCCACATCAATAATATTCTCATAAAATTTCTGTAACGCCTTATGCTTGGCATAACTGCGAGTGTTTAAATGCACACTATGCACCACATCTCTAGCCAAAAATAACATTCCTACAAAATCACATGCTTTCATTTGGCATCCCTTGTAATGGTGGTGCTTCGCCTTGCATCGGTGGTTGCATTGGCTGTGCTTGTTGCTCATCTTCTTGCATATTCATGCGCATATCTTGTTGAGTGCCAGAAATCAAGTCGCCTGTATCAATCGCAGCATGAATCGTACCCATTACAATGTCGTGAATCTGATCGGGTGACATGGATGCTTGAACGGCACTAATTCGCTTGGTTTCAGCATCAAACATCTTAATCTGCGCTTCATAATTCTTACGCTCTATTTCCTGCATTTCCATTGATTTGCCGACATTTTGCAACATAGTATGCATTTGCTCTAATTCTTGCGCCATGCCTTGCATCTGTTGTTGCGCGGCTTGCAATGCAGGATCTTCGTCAGAATCAGCCAACAACTTCGGATCAATTGTCTTTTGCAACCGTTTAGCCATTTCTTGTGCGCCTGGCCAATCCATATTCTTGACGAACAAGTCGCCTGCCACAGTCCATAGCTGAGGATTGCCTTGCAGAATCTGTGCCATTGCATCCATTGCTTCTTGGCGCTTGGTCATATAGCCTGCGCCAGTCGTAGCGACCACATCGTAAGTACCAACTGTAGGGTTGTAGATTTTTTCAATCACTACACCTTGTTGGTCAACAATTTTCTTGACTGGTTCGGCTTGTTCGGGGTTAATCTTTGCCATTGACACTTCACCATCAACACCAATAATACGAGCAATCCGCTCGGTGTCATAAATCTTAGGGATGAGGTCAATTAACTGACGAGTCGCAAACCGAATCGCTTTAGTAAGGTTGTCGCCATAATGATAAGTACCAACATCACCTTGTTTTTCTCTTGCAAGAATGGCTTTACCAGAACGCTCGTTACTCGTTGCACCAAGGCTTGAGTCATATTGCCCTGTGGTGGACTTAATGTCGTCACTAGCGCCCATTTTGGCTTGAATTAAGCCTGTTTGTGCGAGTGGGGGTGCTGCGCGTTGTGGTAGGGGTAGTGTTGCACCCATACCATCAGTTACATCGGGATTCACTTCTAAATATGGCCAGTTGGTCGTATTAGCCGTTTTCCATTGGTTTTCGTAGCCTTCAAACTGACCACCATAGCCAATAAACGGTGCTTTGGGTGCCAAAGCTAACATTTCAGCTTCTTGACTGACCCAGTAATTGTACATACGCTGTGCATCTTTAGCGTTTCTGACTAAACCAGACACATAAATGCGACCATCAACTTCAAATTCGTTACCAACTACCCGAATGACAGGAATATAACTGCCTGCCCAATCTTGTTCTTCAAGGATTTCAAACCCATTGGTTTTCATCCATTTGACGCTCTTAACATCAACAGTTCTAGATTTAACAGGCTTTAAGCCCATCTCTTTCATCTGTTTATCTTCACGACTGCCATCAAAAAACGATTGATTGCCAGGGTAAAGGTTTAATTTTTTTGGCTCATGCACATAGTAGAAATACTCTACGATACGGATGGTGTTCTCGCTAATCCATTGGCTTAGAGAGTCATCGCCAACACCTTGCGACATGATAGAAGTGATAGGGGAAGCGTTAGGGAATAGTCTTTCGAACTCAGACTTTTCCATATCTTCAGTAATGAAGCACCATCTTGCATCCGCACCGGCTGGGTCTTGAATCAACGGATCCATGTAGACGCTAAACGCGTTGCGAATACGGCACAACTTTAAATCTTGGTTGAACGACTCATCGTTGCAGTATTCCGTCAAAATACGGAAGTACCCTTCGCCGTAGACTACTTGATTCTCGCAAGCTGTATCATAGACAACGTCCGCGTCTGACATATACTCGATATGGCGTACCATACCTTCAAAAATTTCAGCTACTTCAACATCGCCTTTATCATCGGCAGGGATTACCTTGCCGGAGGGTCGGTTTTGTCTTTGTTCGTTGGTAATTTGCTTGACGTGCTGTGGCAACTTGTTGATTGTCAAACAAGGTCTAGCATTAATCGTTTGTCCTTGGACTGATCCTCTAGTTGCTAGTACATCGGCAGGCCATTGCCACCCGTTGTCAGGAGAACCAGCATAAAAGCGTAGGTCGTCTAGTTCATCTTCTCTTGATTCGGAATAAGCAGACATTGCCTGCTGAAAGCGGTGGCGCATTGTCGCTAAGACATCACGTGGGTCGTCTTCTGATTTTGCACCGTTGGCTACTCTACCAACGATTTCCATTGAGGAAGGATCAACTGCCATCTAATATCCCAATAATGTCTGGTTCTCTCATAACTAGCAAATCTTCACCGTCTAAAGTTACCTTTTGACCGGAAAATTCCCCAAATAGTACGTGTTGCCCAACTTCCACATTCATTGGCTCGATACCACCCTTGGGTAATCTCTTGCCTTCACCAATTGCAACAACTATACCACTAAAGAGTTTAGTTGTGGTAGGAATAATGATGGTGCTTGATAATTTTTCGTCATCTTGACGGATTAGTACACAATTACTGAGTGGTCGCATTATTTCTTCGTCTTCCCTTTGGTTGCTGCTTCACGTTTTACCGCGTACGCAATAGCGACGCTTTGTTTAACTGGCTTGCCCGCCTTAATTTCGGCTTTCACATTGGATCTGAAGGCTTCTTTGCTTGCTGATTTTTTTAAAGGCATGATTATTTCCTTTTTATTGGCATTGGTTTGGCTTGTTTCTTATCCATGCCCATGTCTTTTTTGCTGCCTTCTTTGACACCTTTTTTCTCAACGTCTTTTTTGGATTTTTCGAATGGTTTTGCTTTCATTTTATTTCTCCTTTTTTGCAGTTTTTGCTGATTGTTTGAAATCTTTTGCTGTCGGTGCGTTTTTTGAGCCTACTTTGTTCATTTTTTCGCCGCTACCCGCTTTGATTCGCGTTTGTTTAGCATGAATATTAGCATATAAGCCTGGTTTAGTTGCCATTTAACAGTTCCAATTCTTAAGTGATGCTTTGGCGCGTGGTGCGTCGCCTTTAGCGTGTTTAACAACCCCAGTCATTCTGGCACAAAATGACGCTTTACGGCCTGCATCAGCTTTTGTCTTAGGATTAGGGGCAGGTGCTTTCAAATTACTGCCATTTTTTGCGTTGTACTCGGCTCTGCCCTTGGCGGTCATGCCTGCACCTTTTTCGGTGGTGTTGTACGTCTTATCTTTGCCGGTTGTTTTGTGCGCAATCGGTTTGTCGTGTTTTTTAGTTGCCATTATGACCCCATCCAAGAGTTGACTGCTGAACTTTGTGACTGATAACTGTTTCGCTTCATTATAACTTTATTTTCTCTGTGCGCAACAGGGTACGCAAACGTCAGACAGATGGCATCCGCAGCGTCGGGTGACGCCAGTCCTCTCGACTTCATGTCTTTCTTGCTTTCCAAGAAGATGCTACCCTTACTGTCTGGCTTCATTAGTGGGCTGATGAGGTCACTTTTGAGATACTTGTCGCTCGGTATGCTCGCCGTCTTGAGCCACTCCTTCATGTTGCCCCACATCTCAGCCCGCTTGTTGCCGTACATCATCGGGTTCTTGGCCTTGTTGCCGAAGTTGACGCCCTTTATCTTGTACCGTTGCTCTTTTAGCCTGTCTACCACACCAGCACCTAGCCCACCCTCGTCAATGCAAACCATTGCAGGCTGATACTGTTCCATCGCTTCAATGACATGACCGACCACCGTCATGGTGTCGTCACCTTTGTAGCGTTTAATCTCAATAATATCTCGCCCTTGGCGCACAGCAATGACGGTCGAGTCAGCACCAAACCGTGCAGGATCAACCCCAATCGTGATGGGCGCTGAGTCATCTTTGTGCTTAACTCGTTTCATGGCTTCATCTACTAGATTGACAGGTATAAACTGATCATCCCCTTCTGATGGAAACTGACCATATACTTCAACGTTGGCTTGGTACGAGTCAGCACCATATTCCTCAATAATCTGCTCATAGACATTCTTGTCGGTGCCTTCAACTTCTCTAGCGTCGATGTTGCGATTCTTCCAAAACGCACGCTTGGCGTTGAACGCTTCGTAGAAATACCCTGTGTTGCGCCGTGGGTTGCTGAACGCTAACCAAAACCTATTGGGCGTGTTCTCGGTGAAGAACCCAGAGGTCACCGCCCAGATGGAGTCGTCGATACCTGACGCTTCATCGAACACGACCATCACACCGTCGTAGTTGTGGACTCCAGCGAACGCGTCGGGATTCTCGGCTGACCATAGTCTGCCTTCCAAACTCCAGTAGCGGGTGCCTTTCTTTAGATCTCTCTCGACCAACTCAGTCAGCCACTTGGCAGGCATCACACGTGTAGCCGACACTTCATACCAATGGCTGTTGATGGACATACTGAGCCACTTCGTTATCTCCGCCCATGTGACTGAACGGAGCTGACTTTCCGAGTTAGCCGACACGATGACGGTAGCGCCAATCCGTGTGGACATCATCCATAAGACTAGCCAACTGACTAGCGCTGACTTGCCAATACCACGACCGGAAGCCACCGCTTCCCTTAGTACGTCAAAGTCTACCTTGCCTTGGTTCTGCTTGATGTGCGTAGCAATGTCAAGTAAGACCTCACGTTGCCATTTGCGTGGTCCATTAAAGTTTTCAAGTGGCGTGCCTTTCTGCCCCCATGGATAGCAGAACATCACGAACGCTAGTGGGTTGTCCTTAATCGCAGGACTCCACAAGCGTGCCATGAGTTCTTGTTCATCTTGCGCTGAATAGACAGTTGTTTGCATTTAAGCCGTTTGGTTTTGGGTTTCGTTTTGTTTCACGTGAATCGTGGGTTGCACTTCGACACAGTCGGCTTCAATTACTCTTGTTTGGGCTTGTTCCAATGCTGCCGTGATGCTGATGCGTTGTTCGACATCAATGGACAGTTGTTGCTTGGCAATCCAACCATGCTGATGCTTGAGAATCTCAAGCGCTGCTTTAGCGTCGCCCTCACGTGCTGCGTTGTGCAGTACGGTGGACATCTCCATCTCGCCGTCGGCGCGCCCCTTCAGTTCAGCCATCTCAGCGATGGGGTCAAGTTGCGTGAGTTGTCGATATTCGGTAGGTAACATCCCAGACGCCAAGGCAAGCGAGTCACCTTTCAATCCTAACTTGGCAGCCTTATAGATGCGTTCCAACCTCGCTTCCGTAGCGTGAACTTGGCGTACCTCATAAGGAAAGGATTGGAAGTCATTAAACATTTGGATAGTGTATCAAAAAATTTTAAAAAATAAAAATAATAATTTGTAGCAAATATTGTGGTGCATTGAGCAGAAAAATAAAAAGTTTTTGCGAACGTTCCATTCGCAGACACACCAACGCCCAGGCCCTGGCCGGGGGCTTGCTGCTAAAAGGCATTTTGTTACTAGATCGCTAGGCGTTTAGCTAGGGATTTTACAGCTGGAAAATTTGACAGCTGGACAGCATCAAGGCATAAGATGTGGACAACATGGACAATGTGGACAATCATTTTTAATTAGATGCTAGGGGATTTAAAAGGGTTTAATTGTGGACAATGTGGACAACAAAAAGCCTGGTGTCCACATTGTCCATAAGAGAGAATTGAGGGCATTTAGCATGTGGACAACATGCACGAATTGTGGACATTGTGGACATGTGGACAAGCCATTTTTAATCGCATACAGTTGACACATGAGAATGATTCTCATTTAGATATTTTTAATCTTAAAGAATATAGATATAAGATTGTCCACATTATCCACATTCAGCATTTTCAAGGTTCCCATGTCAATTTGNATAGTCCACAATTTAGTCCATATCAGTCCACAATTGATGNNATTTTGTCCACAATTCAGCTATTTTTTATATTTACAATTAATTGTAAAAAAGTAATAAATTCAGTATCAAATTCTGATACACTATAAGAGCAGTAAAGTAA